CCTCTGTTTCTTCATCTTTGATGTGCTTTTCAAGATTTCTTGAAATCGACGAAATAAGTTCGTCCTCAATCACTCGAAAAGCCTCGACCAAATCATAATTTTTGTTCTTATACGTTGCCATAATCAATGTTCATCGCAGGTTCGTCAAGCATTGCGACCCCCGTCTGTTCCTTTATTCGTGCGACTTCTTCCTTTTTCCAATCGTCGTCCTTTGAATTACCCCAAATTTCCTCGACTTTCGCCTCAATTGACATCGGTGTGTTAGGGTTTGACATTGTTTCAACAACACTTTCGAAACTTGGTGTTGCATATTCTCCGAAATCTACATTTACTGCGATTTCTTCTACGACCATATTTTCGAGTGTCGCCTTAATCTTGAACAACACTTCAACAACATTTTCAAGTGTTGTTCTGAAACCAGAAATCAACGCCTGTCTTGTATATAAAGTTGTCTTTTCCTTTTCTCGCTGTGCCTCTGCGTTGTCAAGTTTCTTAATATCAATACCGAGTGTGCTTGGTGAAATAATTCCTTGTAAGCACAAATCCAATGCTGTAACATATGTTGCCAAATAACTGTCGTGTGGAATTGCAACCTGCTCAACATCAACTTTGTTTGTTGCCTTTTCGTCGAGGTTTGTACCGATCGTAACGAACTTATTATCGAAACTATTTGGCTTGATAATTGCACCAGTATTCGGGTCACGAGGTGCTACAATTTCTGGAAAGTACGTCTTTGGTCGTCCAGCTCTCAACGCTTCAACCCATTGTGACCAGCATTCGTCAAGACTGTCAAAATTATCTGTTTTTCCCTCGTAAATGCTTTCGCCTCGACCCTCATATTTTTCTGACTTAAAGAACATCATTGGCACAGCCATAATGAAGTCTCCACTAAAAACAACGTCTGTTAATTCAGCATAGCGTTCTAACGCATTTAAAGGCACTTCTACGCCGTCCTTTTCGAGCCTATACCTTATATATCCTCGACCGTAAAACTCTCTTAAAACGTATGTAGAATGGCTGTCAGCCACTATCTGCGTTGCAAATACAATTTCTCGCAATCTTCCACGCTCGTATTTGTATTCAACTCTGTCTGCTGAATACCACTCCACAATCGGCAAATCCGAAATGTTTGGGTCAAGTGAAAATTTAAAGCAACCGTCACCCAGATATAAAGTCTGCTTGAACGCTCTCTTTAAAAGTTCATCGAATTCGTTTTCATTCTGAAATTTTTCCCAGTATTCATTGAGTTCGATTTTTTCGTTCTCAAATTCAACCCCGTTGTAATCAGATAATACAATATTTGTGAGTGTATTGACAATCAGCTTTGGAATACCCGTGTGAATTTTTCTGATTTCCAAACCCTTTGTCGGTACGCTACCCCAGAAGTTCAAATTTACGTTTTCAATCTGGTGATATAGTGTGTTAAGTTCATTTCCCTCGCCACGATACCAGATTTTGTTTTTAAAGCAGTTATCCTCGAAACCTAACTGCTCTCGGACTTTCAGCGATAATGGTGTCGCTTCATCAATCTTTAAGAACTTGACAAGTCCGTGTCTGATTTTGTCTAAGATGTTAATTTTTCAACGCCTCCAATCAAAGATTTGTACGGTAAAAATGCGTATTGCACCGAATTTATCATATGGTCGTTGCCGTCTTCTGGTGTATTGTCCTTATCTTCACGCCACGAATAAACCTCTAATTCTGTTATGTAATTCTTGCAATGGTCACAAATGAAAATGTTGTCTTTTGCAAACCAGCCTAACTGCATATTTATTCTATCGATTATCGTTGTTTGTTTGTGTGCGTTGAAAAAATCATAAACACAACCAGTCTGAATTTTATATTTTTTACATTCGGTAATGGTCGCTTGGTCAGCACTATCAATGAAAACTGCTCTTGCAAAACCCCATTTTTTACGATTTCTTTCAAGGAAATCAACAAAATTAACGACCGTGTCGCTCGGTGCTAATGGTGTGCCAATTTTTGAATTGTTATAGACTTTCTCGTCTAAAATATAGATTTTTTTGTCTTTCGTAACTCCGATGAAAGACATCGCTATTGTGTCAGGACTTTCAGAACTATACGCCGTATCAAGACCTGCTGAAAAATACTGAAAATCTTCCTTGATTTCATCAGCCGAAACCAAATGTCTTGAACGGTCAAAGTTGCTAAATACAAGCCCCGTTGCTTTTCCTCTCAACCCTAAGATTTTATTTTTATAAATTTTTGTTCCGACTGGAACGTTAGAAATGATTTGTTCTCGCTTTTCATCAGTCAAACTCGCATTATCTTTAAACGAAAAGTACCACCAAACCCAGTTCGGCTTTTCTTCCTCGTTCAACATTCTTAAAAGTTCAATCGGTGCGTCGTCTTTGTATTTTTCAATCGGTCTGCTGTGATTGATATACTCCGAATAAATCGGCAACGCTGGATTGTCTGGGTTTAACGTTCCCATAAGATAGTCGCAACGCATTGAAACCTCTCGAACATACTCCATATCAGCAATGTTAATTTCGTCGATATAAACACAACCATACTGACCACCGAGTGCCTTTTTCCAACGTGCTTTGTTGTCATACCCCAAAACATAGATTATTTTTTGACCCTGTGGGGTATTGTAAACAATGTGTGGTAAACTGTGCAACCCTTTACCACCTGCATTGTATATCGCCAGCTCTCCGAAGATTTCCAAAAGTCCACAGTCTTTGTTAAGAATATTTTTCTCGATAACACCCGTATCAAGACCAGATATAATGTGCAACTTCTTTTCGCTTTGTGCAACCTTGAACATAAATTTTACAACGCCGACCGTTGTTTTTCCTGCAAATGTAGTACCCTCTAAGAATTCAACTTTTGCAGAACTTCTCATAAAATCCCTGTACTTTTCAGAAAGTGGAAAGTTATTCATTTTTCATCTGTCCTACGATTTCAGCGAGTAAGTTCACATCTTGCGAATTTGTTTCAAGTTTTGCCTCCTTGACTGGTGCTTGACCTATGGTATCACGAATAAACTGTGTCGCCTGTAAATCACCTTTCAAGGCTCTTTGTACCTGTGCTACAATCATAGCTGTTTGCACATCAATATTTTTCCCTTTGAAATCCACAAAACGTTTGATTTGTTCTGCGTCATAAACTTTGCCAGATTTCATCGGCATCGAAAGAATTGCATTTATCGTATCTTTCATTTCACGCTTTCGTCTTCTTGTTTCCCCAGATTTTTTGCCTCCAACTTTTCCACAAGCTGAAAGTTCCTCTTTCGTCATTTCATAAAGGCGTTTGCCCTTTGGTGTTTCCATTTATTCACCCTCTTTTTCGCCATTTTTCATTTAGAATTTTCGGTGCGCAATGTTCCCAGTTTACATTGTGATGTAATCGCTTATGGCTCGTACCCATACTCGCAACCTTAACACAACTCGGTGAAAACAAAATCGTATAGAACGACTTTAAATATGTTCCACCGTCTAAATATACACCTGTCATTCCAGCTTTGTTGCTCTGTGTCTGTTTCTGAACAAGAGCAATATCACATATTGTAAAGAACAAATCCCCTCGCTGACTCTGAACGGTGTATGTATTAACGTCCTCGTTTATTCTTCCAACGAATTGAAATGGTCGCTCAACCGAACAGAAAAAGGAGTTCATTGCTTTTCGCAACACTCTTTCTGACCATCTATGGCTGTCTTTTCCACCCATTAAATCGCCTGCCTGTGCAAACGCAACCGTTTTCGCATTGCTACATTCCAGAAACTCAATCATAGCGTCGCAAAGAGCATTGAAATCTGGGACGATTTCACTTGCCAGTTTTCCGTCAGTTTCGTATCTTCTATAAAACCCTGTATAATCGTCGTCAAGTTCACAAAAATATTTAACTCCGACCTGCTTCGCCAAATCAAAACAGGCGTTTCTTGCATATACGATCGTGCGTCTGTCCTGTGATAAGTCTGCCGTATCGAATGTTTTAGACATTTCTAATTTGTCAAACATCAGCACCCTATCGCCATAACGCTTGTAATATTCATCGGCTGTTTTATCCTCGTTGTCAATTACGACGTACCATTTTCCCGTATAGTTTGATTTTTCAAGGGATTTTAACGTATGAATTCTATCTGCCCTGCCGTGCGACAAAATAAAAACCGCAAAATCATCACGAGGAGGCTTTACTTCACGAGTTATCATACCGTACCACCCTCTGTATACATTGCCTGTATTTTGTCAGACAACTGAACATAACCGTTTGCGATTGCATTTTCAAAATCAATAATTACGAGTGCTGACTTTTCCATAAGTTCCTGCATTTCTTCACTCGCATTCGCATAGTATTCGGCTACTTTTGAATAATTAAAACACAGATGTCGCATTGCCGACTGTTTTAAAAATTCTTTTTCTGCTTTCGAAACGTTTGACTTTTCAATTTCTTCAATAAGTTCATTCGTTTTAACATCGTCGACCAATTCCAAAATGTCAGGCTTTTCCCCTGTAACATCATACTGGGGAATATTTATTTTTTTGGTGTATGGGTTTTCTTTTTCTTCTTTGTCGCCAAAGTCGAACAATTCCATATCTATGTTTAAGATTTCTGAAAGTTCTTCATCGAGCAATCCGATGTCCCATTTAGAACGCTCACCGACTTTGTTATCGGCAAGTCTATACGCCTTGATTTGTTCATCGGTCAAATCATCGGCAAGAATACAAGGTACGGTATCAAGATTGAGTTTTAAACCAGCTTTGTATCTTGTGTGACCCGTAACAATAACGTTATTTTTATCAATGACAATCGGCACTTTAAAGCCGAACTCTTTAATGGAGTTCATAACGTATTTTACAGCGTCGTCATTCTTTCTTGGGTTTTTTTCATAAGGTATGATTTCAGATATTTTTTTCTCAATTATATTCATTGTATAAACTCCTCTAAAGTTTTTGAGCCTAAGTTTCTGAAAGGGGGAATAAAAACTTAGGCTCGAAATAACAGGTAGGTTTGAACAACATTTTGTTGTTTACAATAACATTATAACATTAAAACGAACAAAAGTCAACGCTTTGTGTCAAGGTGTAGTAAGATGTATAAGGTTCTGCACAACTTCTTAATTTTTAGCAAATAAAAAAACCCGTATTTTACGGGTTTTTTTTCGTGAAAATAATATAATATAAGAATATATATTGAACATCTTATAATCTTGCTACAAAGAACGTTTGTTCTCGTCCTCTCGTTCCTCCTCCATACGCTCGTCAGCCCTCTTTGCAACAATCATACTGCTCCATATAATAGCCACGCATAACGCTCCAACAAATATAATGCCTGCAATAATCATTTACTCACCCTCTTTTGTGCGTGTGTTCCAACTCTTTTCTGCCATTTCTTTTGTATCAAAAAATTGAAATGTTTGTGTATGGCATTTTGAACATTTAACTCCGTATGTGTTTGAACATCCGTGAAATTTGTGTTCTTCGACAAATGCTTCTCCACCGCAAAACGGGCAAGGTAACAATTCAGCCATCACCCCTCACCGCCTTTCAATGCCTGTTCT